ATCAACTGGGTGCCGTTGGCCAAAGTGACGGGTTCGCCAGCCGCATTTAGAAAGATGATGTTGAGCGTTACGGTATCACCTCGCTTGAATAGCAGTGGCGTTCCGCTAATTTGAAAGCCATTGGAATCAGTGGCGGAGCTTGTAAGAACGCCAGACGAGTTTACGTAGATTGTTTTCTTAATTATCATAGGAGCCGCGCCGCACCAAGGGCATGCCAACAGGCTGCCAGCCGCAATAGCTCTTGTCAAGATCAGCCGTTACCCTTTGCGGCGAATCTCATCAGCCAGCGCCCGAAACTCCGAAGTCTGCTGTTCTGTGGCTCGAATCAAACGCTCGCGGCTTTCCTGAATGTTAGCTACCAGCTTATCCATCCGCGACTCATGTTCATCGCGATCCTTGATGCGGTCGTCCATGCTTTGCTTGTACGCGGTATGAATAGAGGCCAACGCATACATCACCGCAATCAGGAATGCCACGGGCAGCCCCAGCGACGAAACCCACTCAGGCAATCCGGGTAGCGCAGCGGTGTCCGCCAGCAAGGTCGCCCCCGCGCAAAGCAGCGCGCCAATCGGTTTTCCGAAGTCAACAAGCAGGTCGGAGTGCATCAGGGTCAGGCGTTAATGGTCAACTGCTTGGCCGAGTGGCGTTTGAACAATTTCGAGGCACTGCCCAAGTCGAGCGAACGCGCTTGGAAGATTGCGTCAGGATTTGCAGGAATTGCAACCAAGCTGATTTCAAACAGGTAGACTTTTTCAATGGTGTGGCCATCGGGGCCGTAAAGGAACACCCCGCCCATGCTCAGAGTTTTGAGATGGCCTTCCATAATCAGGAAACGAATCGCGCGCAACTCAGGCGCATTGCTCACCTTGCCCACCACGCGCAAGCCAATGTCGTCTTGCATCACCTCGGTGTAACTGCCTGCGATGTTTGCCACGCTGTTCTTGTGGTCGGTCAACATCACGGGGTTGCGCTTGAACTCACGGATCGTTTCAGTAAACGCACCGGGCATTACGGTGTCGCCGTCGCGGTCTTTGGCAGTGACATTGGCAAAGGTCGAACCATAGCCCGCAATCATCACGTCTGAATAGTCCACTACGCGGTTGGATTGATCCTTCACCGCCACGCCCTTTGTTCCGTCCTGAAGCAAGGCTTCATTGGTTTGCCAAGCGGCCATCTTGCGTTCGACATACGGCGCATCGAAAGGAGTGAGGCGGTCAGCGGCAAGCTCAACCGTAGAATCGCTGGCCAGTAGCAAACCATTTTCATCGGGAATAGCCAATCGGATTGAGGCCACGTCATTTGCAAGTTTTGCAATTACGCCAGCGACTTTGACGCCATCGTGCTCAAACATCACTGCTTTGCCCTCGGCCAGCGCAGGAGTAAGTGCGGCTTGATTGGTTTGGGCAATCGCGGGAGCATCGACCTTGGTCAGCCCCGACAAGTAGAAACCGCGAGCCTCGCCAGTAAAGCCCCCGTCCTTCCACACCGAAACCAGCGCCACGGGATTGTCAGGCGCAGCGTCGAGCTTGGTATCGCCAAAGTTAAGCGTCCCCTCGGGCATGATGTGGTCAATGCGACCAATCATCTCCTCGCCCCATGTTACAAACTCGCCTTCTTTCAATGGTTCGGCTGGAGGTGGCTCGATAAGAAGATCCTTTTGGCGCGTAGTTTCGCGCTGCTTGACAAGGTTAAACTTGAAAGCGGTTGCTGGTTTTGCGGCTAGAAACTTGAAACGCATGGGCGCAACGCTGCCAGCCTTCGTCCAAAAAGTCAATCTTTGAACGCCACCAAAGATAAGCTAGTCCAAGTCAATAGTATCAGCGGGCTCAATAGACACCACATCAGTTCTGAACTTGTAAAAAGCCGCTGGGGTAGAGCGGAGTTCGGTTAAGTCGCCATCCTCAACAGCGTACATTTTACCTGTTTTAACGTTTTCGTAGAAAACGTCACCCTCGGCAACGATGATTTTGTTGTAGCTGGCCATTTACTTAATTTAATTTAACTCATGAAAGGTTAAAGGGCAAGTCCTTTTTTTAGAAGCTCCTCATTTGCGACGTCGGCAGTCCAACCAACTAGACTTGGTCTGTAGTCTTCAAAAAATACCGTATCAACAGGGCCAGACTTACCTTTAGCCATTTCACCATAGAACCATTTTAAGGCAATTCGTTTTTCTGAGATAGTAAAAGTAGCTGGTTCATTTTTCGCAGAAGACGATTCTCCCATCCGTGTTAGAATATCTTTAACGTCAGGCGGGGCATTGTCTGTGACTTTTGGCCAAAGCCACTTATCAGGACGATCGTCTGAGTATTTTCTCAAAATAAACGGATCTAAGATGTTTAGTCGGTCAATCAAGTAATCACCCATTCTGTCTATGTCATCTGAGTCTAGAGAGTACTTGAACTTACTTGAAATGACGCGGCTTTCGATTTGTTGGATACGAACGTCAAACTTTAGAGGTTTGACATCAATATCAGGGTAGCTTTTCTTTAATGAATTTTTGATGGAAAGAATTTCTTTTTTAGATGCCGAATAAACCGTTTTTACGTCAGACAAGGTTACCTGACCATAAATCTGCGCCTCTGTGTACTCAGTTATTGAAGAAATTTGGTCAATATCGCCAGATCGGATTTTTGCGGTAATCTTACTACGATCTTCTGGTTTCCAAGTACCATACCCCCTTCCTTCCAAGTGCATTAGCGCATCTTTTCCATTAGGCTTATCAAGTCGCATAGCAGGAGACACGCGCTGTTGAGGGTAAGCGTTTGAGTTGTAGCTATCACCATAGGTGACGGTTGTCCTACCTTCAAGATTAGATCGCTTAAACTGCACGTAGGTATCACCATACCCAAAGTCAACAATATCTTCATAAGACATTTCATTTTTTGATGAAAGAAACCCATACTTTGGAAAACTGTCGGTTTCTTCAAGGGGAGCGGTAACGCCTAGTACAGGTCGTTCGATCGTATTAACACGCTCAATACCAGCACTTTTGAAAGTTCCTTTTCCAGTTTCTAAAGAGTTCTTGAATTTGTTTTCTTTAATACATTTGGCAAGAACGCTGTGTTTCATACACATGTACACGTCAGCGTTGTTGATGGCTTGCTCTATTTTTTCGGCGGCTTCGTCAGCTGAAATGTCTAGTCCAATTCGGGACAAGGTAAGGTCTTGTAACGCTGACTGTATTTCATCAGTAGAAGCTCTTAAACGAATAGCCTTTAAGGACTTTGCGGCAGCGTCAACATCTGGAAGCGATGGGTGAGCGACAGCTAAACCGCTAACTGGTTCTTCAGGTAAGTCAAGAGGTGCAACAGGAGTTGAAGGCGCGTCTGGAACGATAGGCGCAGGAATGACTGCCGCATCATCCACCTCTACGCGAAGTTTGACCACGCCCCCTTCTTTGCCAAGAAACACGAACCTCCGACCCCGTGGCAGAAGAACTTCCTTTTGATAGGCGAAGTAGCCATCGCCTTGTGCCCATAGTGGCAGTCCCGACATCCCTTCGCCCATTTCTATCTCTAACACCACAGGCTTGAGATTCATCTCGGCAAGCTCATCTATCAAAGCGTCGCGAGCCGCTGCCGTTGACGAGGTTGAAACGAACCCTTTGTCAACCCACTCAGTCTTGCCACTGTAGAAACTCTCAAAGTCGTCCTCGTCAATAACTCGATAGACCTTAGTACCCTTCGGTATGACGGGTGCTTTGGCAAAGATGTTGTCGAGGTCGTCGATAAGTTCCGCGTCTACCGACCGAAGCGGCGTGCCGCGCCTGAGGGGGTCGTTCACCATGCGTGAATCACCGACATAATCTTGAAGCGCATCCTTTTGCTTCTGGGTCAACGATTTGTTGAACTCGTCAACATCACTCCATGGACTCCAAGCGGGGCTTGGGCTTGGCGTAGGTGAAGAATCGGCAATCGACGCAACAGGCGGTGCAAAGGGAGTCGCGGGTACTGGATCGGGAATGATAGGCGCAAGTACTGGCGTTGGAGCAATAGCGGGCACTGGATCAACAACCGCAGGGATCGGCACTGGCGCGGGCGTGGGCTTCGGCGCAACAACTGGTTTTGGTTTGGGCAGTGGCTTCGGTTTGACTGGAACCATTGGCGCAGCCGGAGAAAGCGGTGGCGTAGGCGGTAAGGGCGTTGGAGTAATCGGGGCCGCAGGCGGCGGAGGACTTTGCGGAGGCTTCGGTGGTTTGGGCGGGCCGCCATCGGAAACAAACGCAGGCACAGGGCGTCCACGATCTTCCCATGTACCAATGCCTTCGCCGCCTTTCAACGGTAGCGCTGGCGTACTTCCATTCTCTTGACGGAAGCCGCTGGCAGTAATCGCGCCCGTGTGATTGATGTGGAACTGCAAGTCGCCCGCATACTCAATCGGCACGTTCTTGATGTTGCAAGTCGGCGTGCCGCGAAAGGTCGGGATGCCTTGCTCGATAGCCTCGCAGCCTTCAACGCTAACGTGCGTTACCACAGCGCTGTCCTTCATCGAACGAATCGCCGCGCGATCAGCGATCCTACCCATCTCAGTCCGCACAATCGTCGGTACGCGATTGGTTCCAATTTGAGGCAGCTTGCGGCGAACTTCTTCCATCACCTCACCGGGACTCTTGCCGTCGTCAATCGCTTTGGAGATCAATCGTGCCAATGAGGTCTGAGTGGTTTTGTTGATCCGTGTAACTTGCGTGGCGATCTCGTTAACATTCTGCTGCATCACCCGCTTGGAAATCACCGAGGGCTTATCACCCGTTAGCAGCGTAGTGGTTTTGTCGAGAATGTCATCCGCCACCGATTGCATCACTGGTTGAATGGTCGCCTGCACATCTTTGCCAAGAATACGAAACGCATCATTGATTGCTTGCGCCCACAGTTCGCCATGCTGCTCGACTTGCAAAGTTACCACGGCCTTTGCGCCGCGCGTTGCAGGCACGCCCGCATAGCGTTCAAGACTGCGTTCAAACAATTCCACCACTCGTTCCACCTGCCCGCGCATCACTGCGGTCAGTGGCTTGGTCAGCATGCGCGCACCTTTGGTTTTGGCGGCGCGTTGAACATTCAACAAGTCCTTGCTCAGTTGCCGCCCATTGTTGGTCAGGAAAGCCTCCATTGTCCAGCCGCCCTCAGGCCGCTTGCTTTTTGCAACTTTTGCAAATACCCGCGACGGTGAAACAAAGTGCCGACAGCCGCACTGCGGCTTGCATCGCGTAAGCGGAGTTGCGCGCTGGTATCTCATAGGGTTTGCGGCGGATCGCCAGCCCCAGTCATCCCTGCAATGGCCATCGGCACCAAGCCGATTTCAACGAAGAATTGATCCAAGTACGGGTCATCAATCCGTTGCAAGCCTGCCTTTTCGCGCAACTCATTCGGAGTCATCGCGCCGAGCTTGACCATAGGGCCATAGTCCTTGAGCGTTTGCTCCACGTCGATTAGCCCGCTCATGCTGTAATCGTAGCGCAGGTTGTCACCGTAGGCTTTGGCAATGCCACCCGCCATGTTGATGCGGCCAATCAACAGGTCAAGCAACGGCACGCACTCGTACTTGCGGAAGTTGATGTCGTCTTGACGCGCAGTGGCATAGTTCGCCGCGCCATTGATACCAGCCACAGACAGCGGTACGCCATGAATCAGGAAGATTTGTTCGACCGTCCATTTCTCGCGTTCAATCGCCTGCATCTCCTGCATGGTCAGGCCGAGCTTATGGTATGACCAATCACCATTGAGGAAGGCAGTCTTGCCAGCATTGTTCTTACCGCCGTACTCGAAGTTGAACTTCTGGCGAAAGGCTTTCCATGCGCCTTCATCCTCGATCACTTCCTTCTTGGTCAGAATGCCAGAGGGCATTGCGCCATTCTCAAGGAACTTTTCATCCAACGCGTTGCGGTTGATGTAGCTCGACAGGGTGTCTTGCGAAGGCTCGACATCGCCCATGCCCATAATCAAGTTGTTGGGGTGCGGGCGGCGGAATTGAAGAATCTCCTCAGGCTTAAAGGCAATCGTCTGACCATTGACTTTGTATTTCCAACCTTTGACTTTCAGTTTCGGGTCAGGATCAGCCTCGACGTATTGTGGCAGTAACGGGAAGATTGCCTTTGGCTGGCCAGCGCCGTTGACTTCATCCTTCAACCAATAAGCGGTACCCGTCAGCTTCATGTGGAACGTCCACATGTAGAGCAGCTCTTCCCATGAATCAAATGGGTTGGGCGTTGACAAGAACATCGCCAACGGATGGGTTTCTGGCAGTAGTTGGTCTTCGGCATTTTCGCCGCCCAGTTGAATCGCTTGCACTTTGGCAGAGACCAAGACGTTAGCCACCAAGTGGCAGGCGCGAAACGATGCCCAAACTTTTTTACTGCCAGCGTCGATGTACGACTGGAAGTCGGCCAGCTTAGAAATGGTCACGCCAACGCGTTGTTCAATGAAGCTGCGCTCCTTGGTATTGGGTATCCGCGACAATACTGTTTTCTCCGCAATGCTGAACAGCTCGCGCCGATCGTTGTCGCTAAGATCGGAAAGCTGTGCGGGCGTATTCTTGAAGATCCAGAAGGGCATAAGGAAAAGAAGGAAAGTGAGGTCAATGATTCAACGCTTTGCCTTACTCAGCCGCGTCCGATACGGGTGCCTTTCCTTCGTCTTTCGGGAAAGCGACCTCTAGCACTGGCGCAACTGGCTCGGGCGTTACTGTTTTACCGCAGCCACCGCAACCACCGCCTAGTGCCGTAAGGCGCACGTTTGGCTGCGGAGACCAAACTGGCTGAATCTTCAAGCTGGCTACATCTTCGCTTAACAGTTCATTCAGCGACTGTCGAAACTCAGCGGCGATGTAAGGTACTTGCAGTGACAAGCCTTGGTCAAAACCAATGTCGGTAAAGCCGCGCTCAAACTCAGGGTGGGCGTTGGCAAAAGCCGCCGCCTTGCTAACGGAAATGACAAGGTCTGGCGAACCAGCGAGTGAGGTTAACTGGGACTTGAAAATGGTTGGCCAATCGTTGGTGGTTTTAAGCCAATCGATCGTCGCCTCCGTCGCACTTGTCAGTGTTTGAAAGTCAGACAAGTGCAAGGCAAGATTCTCAAACGCTTTGCCACCGTAATCAGCCACCTCTTCGGGAGTGAACTCGTCACATGGCTTGCTAATGGTCAGCCGTACCGCGCTCACGAACCGATCCAACGGATTACGCACAAGTACAACCACGCCGTAGTCCTCGAACTCAGGCGGCAGTCCGCCATCCTTTTTCAAGTCAGCGGCATTTGCAAAGCGTGCAAATTGTTCCAAGGGCTCGGCCTGAAGCATGTGCGCAAAAGAGCGATTGGCGCAGCGTGGGTTCTCGATGAGAATGAGCTTATGTAAGTGACTTACTTGCATGGCGGCGACGGTGACACGATTCGCAGGAACATGCAAGTCCTTACTTGACTTTGCGCGGCAGGGGCTGGAACTGGCGCTTGCGGCGGGTTGCGGCAATCAAGAACTCGATGGCTTGGTCAGTCTGCTCAATCTTAGTCACCGCCAGCGTATTGCCATTGCGTTTGAAAGCAAACAGGGCATCAGCATTGGGCTGGCGCACCGCTTCATACAGTACGCCTAGGTCAAACTTCACCCCGTCGATCTCCACCACAGTTTGCGGCGGCAAGTGCAAGGCAATCCCCGTCGGGACTTTGATCGTGCGCGCCATGCTTAAACCACCTCGCGCTTGGCCAAAATCTTGCTTTCCTGAATCAGCACATAGTCGACGCCTTGCAGCACGATGTGAGTACCCAAGTGCGAGGGCACATACACTTCGTCGCCCTCGCTAACGCGCTCACAGGAATTGCCAGCACGGGCAACTTGGCCCCAAGTCTCAGTCGTTTGCGAGAACTCAGGAATGGCAATACCGCCATCGCTTTCGGTTTTGCGGTTGTCCATCTGTACGAGGACAAGGTCATTGATTGGAAGCAGTGTCATAGGTGCGCGGAGGTTAATGGTGGTTGAGCCACGGCGCAATGACTTT